AAGAATGTATTATTCTTCGGATTCAACAATCCGCCCAACCTTAACATGGCAAGCCCCTTCGCAGATTCGACATCCTTATTAAGAATGTTGCAACCCAAACGAGGAGCATACTTAGAGATAGTTTTTTCGGGTTTCTCAACCCCAAGTAAGGGAATCCCCCAAAGGGCACCCCACGTCATTACAATAAACAGCATTTTCATCATATTATCCTTTATTTTGATTAGCTTTATTAACATCTACATTAACATATAGCATTTTCTCATCAAAATTACGGAAATTTCCTTGTACTATTCCATTTTTATCCATTTTTTATTTGACCGCCTCTTCTTGGATTTTCACTACAACTCCTTGAAACAGCCTCGCTTATAGAGCCCGCAACAGTCTGGGAATCAGGAAACTGGGCATTATATCTATCCTTGGATATCTCATGGAATTTCCTCAAATGCTCTGTCAACTTCTGAAAACGCCCATTACATATCTGGCATACTACATAATCATGCCCCTCAATACATTCATCTCGATAATAATTAGCAGGACTTTCCAACCACCTATCCAAGCTCTTCTGGGTTTTAAACTTCCTACCGCTTCCAAAAGGACACTCCAAGGAAGCCTTACGCTTATCTACCTTCGAGGAAGTAGACTTCCTCCATATAGGATTCTCATTAATATCCTTGATGGCCTTACCTATCCAAGCACAGACCATTGGCTCTATTTGATTCCAACGACCCATCACATCATGCTCCCATAAAGTCAAACACTCAATTCCGGCAGAAGCATACGCATCAATAATCTCCTGCTCGTGAGTTACAGCATCCACCCCTATGACCTCCTCGCTGTGGTAATAGTCGCCCAACAACTCAATCACATACCGACTGCGATGCTTTTTATAATGTCTCTCGTTAATAATACAATGGTTACTCTTAACAATAAAATAAATAGCTCAAATATACTACCTGAATAACATGGCAATAAAAAACCCCCTTCAAATTAATGAAGGGGGCTTAAGTCTTGTATCCTAATAGAATTTATACGTTTGTTACGTTAAACTCTAGTAATATTAAGGACCTGCAAACTGAAGGGGTTATAGGCCCCAATTCCAATTTGTTCGAACATGCTGAAACCAATCAGACGGTTCTTTGGGTCATCCGCACTAAGTACAGTCAACTCAGTACGTACCGGAATACGACCGAAGAATTCTGCTTCACCGCAAACGTATACAGTTCCTTCAGGAACGATACGACTCACCATGAGTTTAGCACCCCAAAGAGTAGCCATAAGACCAGTCTTTAGCAATACTGCTTGAGTCTCAATGTCAAGAGTATCACGGTCCCACTTACGTAGGTCAGCATAATCCTTGGCATTAAGAAATACAGTAGCAACACGAATATCGCTACGCTCAATGTTAGCGAAAGCATCCGCCAGAGCATTTGCAGTCAGGTTACCAGTAACCGGAATCGCAGGATTCGGGTTAGTTGGGTCTGCTGACAGAGCATCCATCACGGCAAAAACCTTACGGTCTTCTTCAGCCTGAATCTCAGACTTACCGAGGTCAACCGAACGCTCAATCAGGTCAAAACGACGCTGCTTGATTTCAGTCAACTGAATTTCTGGGTTAGATGCGATTTCGAAAAGAGGAAAAAGCACACGTTTTGGTTTCGCAACCGCAACGATGTTTTCGCCTTCTTCGCCTACCACATAAGCGGTAATGTTTGGGTCTTTGTCATAAATTGGCAAAGCACCATCTGGCAAGCTTTCTACATAAAAAGCTTTACGACCGACAGACGTGTAATCACGACGACGACGTAACGGCTGAATCATACTTGCAGCAAGACGGGCACGACCTGCACCTGTACGGATATGCTGAGAGATGATTTCATTTTTGGTTTGATTGTCTACCATTTGAATATCCTCCTGGTTAGATGCGCTCGTCGAGCCCAAGGGTTGGAGAAGAAGTAGAAGGAGCCTTGGTCAAAAGACCGATTTTGGTTCCATTCGTGCTTACTTCATTAGTTAAGAAACCCTGAGCAGAGCAATACAGGTCATTGCCTACAGCGTAGACTAAATCTGCACTTGCCGCAGCATTTTCGGTTTCGAACACGTCAACTTCTACTGAAGCTTGACCCTTCATGATAGCAATCTTACCGCTAGCAACTGCTGGACTGTTCTCAAATGCAGCACCGGCTGCATCGTTAACAAACAGACCCATAGGCTGAAGAACATCAGTACAAGGAACAGCAGTATAATCCAACCCTGCTGACACACCTGCGACGGACCCGCCGAGAACACCACGAGGGGTGTTGACGCTCAACGTGGTGTTAGTATTAACACCGTAGTTCTGCTTCGTGAAACACTCATCAGAGAGCACAGGAATAGAACTTAGTTGAGCACGAATTAAGATAGTTAAACTCATAACTCGTTTCCTCCTTAGTTAAAGATTTGACTTACATCTGGAGCTTGTGCCCAGATAGAACTGATGTCAGCTTTTCCACTGCTATCGCTAGCAACTTTAGGCTGTCCACCTAATTTAGTAACACCTTGCTTTTCAGACGCCTCCTTCATTTGAGGGAGTTCTGGCTCGTCAGCTCCAAAAATGGCTGCTTGCAACAAGTTGTTGGTTTCCGGGTCGATATCCACATCATCCATTGAAGCTGAAAGCTCAATGTCCATTTCATTCGGCCCGCTTAAAGCGATGGAAGCTTCCTTGGAATCACCATCATCTTCTTTTTCATCTTCATCTTCAGCCTTTTTATTGGCTGCAATTCTTTTATCAACTTCAGCTTGAACCCTTGCATCGAAGGCTTCTTTGCTTTCTGCTGCTGTCTTTTCGTCTTCTTTTTCTTCCGCCTCTTCATCCTCAGCCTTCTTCATGGCTGCGACTTTTTCAGCAACGGCAGTTTCGAAGTCAGGGTTTTTAGAAGCTTCTTTTTCTTTCTTGGCTTCTTCTTCTGTTTCTTCTTGAATAGTTTCAGCAGCCTTTTCTTCAGCCTTTTCTTCGGCTTCATCAGCAGCTTTCTTATCAGAAGCTTCAACCACTTCCTCTTCCTCTTCCACCTCTTCTTCAGCATAAAACTTTTGAGTGTCAGCGAAGCGAGCAAGAGTTCGGTCTAAAGTGTCTTGACCCATAGCCATGAAATCACGAGCTTGGTCTTCAACAACAGCTTCAGGAACTTTTTCTCCGAGAAGTAAGAAAGAAAGACGAACAGCTTTACTTGCAGCAATCTTTGCAGATGCAACAGTTGGAGCTCCTTGTCCATCACCACCATCCTGAGATGGAGCTGGGGCACGTTTCGTAATTGGGTCAACAATTACTTCGCCGCCATTATCTTTAGGAATCCCAAAACCGATTCCATCACGAGGATTATCTTGCCAATCATGACGCATATCTGGTGTTGGGTGATTTAAGGTTTCATCCCAGTTATCATACTGGTTATCACGCTTGAATTGACGGTCTGGCTGATTCACTGTGCCCGGATATGCCGGGTCACGAGTAGCAGCCTCACGTTCTGTAAGTCTTTTACGCTTACTCATTAGTTGCCCTCCTGTTTAATCCGAGCATCAACAGCATCAGCCATCTTATCCAGACGGAATGCAATTTTTACTTGCCCATTTTTTTCTAAATAGTTAGATACACGGTCAAGACGAGCAGACGCACGCTTGAGGAAATCTACAGAAGTCATACTCGCATCACGAGCCGCATCTTCCATAGAAGGTTCGGTTGCCAGGTCGCCTTTGCCCATGAGATTGACAACATCGCTCAAATAATCCTGAGTAATCTCATCTTCAACTCCCTCATCGGCTGCATGCATATAACCCATTGGCTCTTCCATTTCCATGTAAGACATCTCATCATCAAAGTCATCATCAAGGTCATCCTCAATAATAATGTCATCGTCCATGTCCATGTCCATGTCCATGTCCATGTAATCCATGTAATCCATTGACTCTTCCATTTCCATGTAAGACATTGGTGCCTCCATGGGAGCTCCCATTTCGCCACACGCCAACTTCTCTTCAATCTGTGCAATTTCTGCTAAGATTACTTCTGAAGCGGTAGGACGACGGGAGGCAGAAGCTTTTTTTCTAAGGGATGCAAGACGCCTTTCGGCTGCCCGAATCTCTCTCTTTAAGCTATTTTGTGCCATCGTAAATCTCCTTTAATCTGCCATAATGCAGTACGGTTCTTATTGAATAAAAAAAATATAAAAAAATTATTACACTTTTTTATTTAAGTAATTGTTTTGCCAGACCAACCAATCGTGCTGCCACAAGCTCTCTTTTCTTCCTTTCAGAAGCAGAAAGTTGCTTTTCAGCCGTATCGGGTGGAACAGGCCAGTTTTCCATTGCCAACTCGTTCTGAGAGCCAAAGTCATCCTGGGCATCCCACTTGTCAGCATCGGTCACTGCACGCTCTTCTTCCGCCAACGCATCAGCCTCAGCCTGAAGCTCAGCATCTCCATCCATTGCTTTGATTCGACGCTCAAGAGCATCAATCTCACCAAGGATACCGGAAGCCTTACGGCTATGACGACCACCAGTCATTCGCTTACGCTTATGCATGAGTGTTCCTCCTTTTAGTAGTTAATATTAAATTACCGAGCCACATAAAGGGACCTAGCAACACGATTAATCATTTCTTCTTTCTGACGCTTTCTCAATTCATCCTGAGCAACACGCAAAACTATCATCCCATTTCGGTCTGCTACACGCATACGGAAAATATCTTCAACTGTCTCGGCTAAACGGTTAGTAGGAAATTGTAAAATTTGAGCAGCCTTCGGAACCTCACTTAAATAATGATTCAAAACAGCTCCCTCAAAAGCGGGACGGTCCACCCAAGATGCCTCAATAAAACGAACACTATCAGGGTCTCCCTCCCATTGCTGAGTTTGAGCATTGAAAACCATCCGACCACATAGCTCAGCAATAACCCTCTTAACTCCATTCTTATCAACAAAGTCCTGTCGTAATTGTGAAGCTATATGATTACAATTTGGGTCATTGTCGCCTAACACGACACCACAAGCCGAACACTGAACATGATTGGCAATACACCCCATGGACATGGAATCTAATTCGCCAGAAGCAATCTTGGTTACCAAATCACCATGCTTCCTTTCAGTAGCAACCAAAATATCAGCATAGTAAACATTCGCCGTCTGACCCACCTTATTCTCATATTCAACAGGGCGAAGAACAACATCTAAAATCTTACCTTTAGAAAGCTCAGGAATCTGAACATGCTCTAAATAATTTTCTGCCCCTATGAAGGTTCTGAATGTAGAAAGCAAAACAGGATTCGTCCAAGCATTACCATTATTATTAACCAAATCACTACAAGCTGGTTTAATATGATAAAAATTATCCTCTACGTCCACTGATGCCACAATGGTACAATGACTGAAAAGATAATTATCTTGATTGAATTGCTTCCAATCAACATGGATATTCCGAGCCACCTTTACACGACCATGACCTGCCTGAATTCGTTCCCATTCCTGCTTTGGTCTTTCTAAAATCGTGGCTAATGGCATATCTATGCTACTGCTTCGCACATTCGCCTCCACTAAACAAGTTTCTGAAGTACAACGTCTATTCATAATAATTAAGCCCGCCCCCGAAAGGACGGACTATAAAACTCTCTGTTTAGCTTACGTTGTAAGAATTAGGCAGATAAACCTCTAATACATCAGACTCAGTACCAGGCTTACCAACACCTTCATATTGAAGATAATTCTTCTGGATGGTTGGTTGAGTCTTGCCACCCTGACTCACAAAATTAGTAACACGACTAGGAACGGCAATCTTATTTTCTTTGAAGAATGGTTGTTCTTCTTCTCTCAATACCTCGAATCCCATAATAATCTCCTTAGGGTTTTTGGTTACGTTTTTACTTCCCTCTCCGAGAAGCTAATATTTCAAGTTCAGTTTCCGGCTCAACAATAGTGACAACCTTGCTTGATGGAATTTTGAACTCACAAGTCGGACAAGAATAAAGCTTCTCCTTACGAGTAAATGGATAAACCTCCAAAGACTCTTTACATTTGGGGCAACAAATTGGCTCCACGCCATTTTGCTCTTTTTGGGTCAGTCGATACTGTCGCCCAGGTCCACCCCAATACATCGCTCTGCGAGACTTAACGGAAGCAGTCCTTTCCTCAGTCTCTTCTTTTCTCAAATCTTTTTGCAAATTCTGCATAATACTGAATCCGCCACCACGAGGCTCCTCAATACCATGAACTTCTGGATTGCCTACAAAATCGGGAGGAACATCATCAGTTTCTTCAGCACCACCAACCATTACCTCAAAAGCCATTTTAGCTCTTCGGGAGGCCAAACGAGACTGCAAAGTCTCTCTATCTACAGGACCCATCCATAAAGCTATTTCATCGGGGTCATGCTGAACATAACTACCACCACTCCAAGCGACTAAGACCTTATTAGTCTTCTCACTTACATCTTTGACGATACCATACAGAACACGACTATCGGTTAGGATGGATGATACCATATCA